TGTACAATCCAAGCTACCTGATGCTCTAACTCTATAGAACGCTCAGAAAATCCCACCAGCTCTTTCTTTACTTCGGCAAGTACGGATATGGTAAGTTGCACATCTCGCTCACAGTATCGCTGCATTTCGGGAGAGTATCTGTCCCAGTCGGAATGCTCTCCTTTGGGAAACCCCAGAAGACGACCCCAAGCATCAAGACTATGCCCACCAGCCCTGCTAGGATTAGCCAGTCTGGATAGTACAAGCGTGTCTCGTTGATTACTGCGCCCACCACAAAGCCCCCATATATTAGCAAGAACAGGGAGGTCAAATCCAATAGAATTGTGTCCATAATACATATCCTCATCGTTGAATGAGTATTCCTCTGTAGAGAAGAATCCCGTACTATCAGCCACACACCATATCTTGTCAGGTGTTAAGCCGTTTGTTTCTATATCAAAGACTACCTCAGAACTCATCCACTACTCCTAGTGCGTCAGGCTTAGGACATTCCGTCATCCGGCCTGTAAATTTATCGTAGCGTAGGTAACACGCTGTGCCTGTGTCTCCTACAAACCTATTCTTGGATACAATCACAGACGTAGTGTTAGCAATCTCTGCGTCTTCGTTGAGCTTGTCGCGCTCTAAAAAAATAACAGCGTCAGCCAGCTTCTCAATTCCTTTTGAACCACGTAGACTGCGTGAGGCGCTTACGTGACTGACGATGTGTATGCAAATGTCACATTCCTGGGCCAGCACTGTAAACTGCGTCACCAGCTCATCAATGCCTGACCAGTCACCAGAGGCACCAGCTACGCTTGAGAGCGCGATGTGGAGGTGGTCTAGTATGATGGTCTTGCATCCTAAAGCCTTCGCCATATAGCGCACACGCGACTTGAGAACCTCAATGTCAGACTGCCATCCTTTGTGGTCTAACAATACAAAGCGATTACCTGCGCTGGCTTTCTCCCAGTACCTACGCAGCTCCTCCTCTGGTATGTTCTCTAGCTCCCTGTGCAATGGACGCCCTGCGTGGAAACTCATCCACCCCAGCATACTCTTAGCGACAGACTCCTCTAGCATCAGGCACCCTACCTGCTGGTCAGAAGTTGTGATGATGTGGTGTATAATCTCACGCATCGTTTGCGACTTGCCCACGCCTGTCTCTGCCGCCCAGATATTAACTTCTTTAGTGCGCTGTCCTAGCAGTAGCTCGTTCAGGCCATCCCACGGATACGGAGTAGAGGGCGTGTCTCGGTACGCCAGCACGTCAGTCCACGTTTCGTCAGCCTTAACGATACCTGCTGGGCTGTAGCTCTTAGCGTCCCAGAACGCCTTAACAAAGTCCCGCACCCGCCCATTCTCCAGCATGACGCCAGCATCTTTGACAGGTAACTCTATAACTTTGACTTTGTTCGGGCTGAATAAATCTCTGACCGCTTCAACAGCAATCTTTCCTGCCTTGTCAGAATCGAAGCAGAGAACAATTTGCTCATACCCCTCAAGCCACTCCAGTTGTGACTTGACATCTCTGGCTGCTGACTGCGCCCCGTCCTTGAGGCTAACAACGTCCCATTTATTGTCGAACATCTCAGATACTGCGAGGGCGTCAAGCTCCCCCTCCGTGATTGTAAGATACTTTCCCGAACCCTTGCAGGAATTTTGTCCAAATAATCCTGTGTCTGTTCTGTCACCCGTCCACGAAAATCTTTTCTCCGCACACATCCTCCTTTTGCTGGCCGTTATGTCACCAGTCTTTGTGTTGTAGTATGGGTAGTGGTGGCTATCTATGCCCCCATCTTTACCGTATTCAACTATCACCCCAAACTTGGCGCACGTTGCTTTACTGATACGCCTGTCTGGTATAGCGGCCACGGTGCCGTTCATATCTAATTTGGTACTGGGTGTTGACATACTTGTGTCCCTGTTAGGCCGTCCTTGGCCGTTTATGTGGTAGGTGCAGTCAGGGGTAAAGCAATGCTCACCACCGTCTGAATACACCGCTACGTTGTCACTAGAAGAACAAACGGTGCAGGGCTTATGCCCCACAACCGTTGCTTTAGCGTAGTCAGGATAAGACACTAGAAGTCCTCCGGTACTCCACCGACCTGTGAAGTCTCAGCAAGCGTCACAACACGCACCTGCTCTGCGTAAGTACCGACACCATGCTGCGGGTGTGGCTCTTTACTAGGCACCCATAAAACGCGAACCTCGGAGCCGTAGGGTATCTCACCCCTCACTGGGTTGTCATCCAAGTCCTTTACCAAGACAGGGAACTTGCTAGCAAACTTACGCTGTGCTTTCCCCTCGTAGTCTTTGAGCTTAACACCGAAGTCAGATAACTTTGATGCCTCTGCGTCATCCATAGTTATCACTACAGTGTAGCGTCCTGTTGATTGCCCCTGATACACCTCACACTCGGTGAGATTAGAGAAGGCAACAACGCCCTTAGCTACGTACCCTTGCTGTTTTTGTTGTGCAGTCATATTAATCCTCCATAGGATTAGTTGAAGTGGGGAGGTTGATTAGGTGCCTCTCCTTCACCTTAGTCATTAGTATACCACGGGTTATTCGGTTTGTGTCCTAGTAATCTTCGTTTTCGTCAATTTTTTCTAGTATTAGACTGTCGTTAAAAAACAACTGTAAATTGTAGCGCTCGTCCTTGCGGAAGTATACGAGGAACTGCTCATACGCTTCAACCGCTCTTTCTGCGTCCTCTGCTGGAAATGTGTAAGGCTCTAATGCCTTTTCTTCTTTCATTATCTCAATTGTCCACATTATTTGCTCTCCCCTTTAGTTTTAGGTATCATGCCCTTAGACCACAAGGCCCAGTGGTACGCCCTTACAACGCCATAACAAGCCTCTACGAACTCGTCCAAACTATGTACATGCTCCACGGCATCTATAGGTATGTTAACGTCCATCTGGTCTTCTATCCCAGCCAGGATTTCTAACTTACCCAGAGAATCTACGTCCTCCCATCTCTCGTAGCCGCCTTCCTCCATGTCCAGCCGTACTGCTCTACGTATATCTATCACGCAATCCCAACATGGGTCGCGCTCGTCTGCTTCAAACATGGCCTAAGTCCTCCGCTGTCTGTTTCCAATGGTCACACGCGCTGTCCACTATGTCGAACTCACGCTTTGTTTCTTCTGCGTCCTCTAGTAGTTTCCTCAGCTTAACAGGCACGTAGCCCTCTTTGTACAAGAGATTGACCATGTGGCATCTCTCACCTTCTGACATTTCATCGAACAACCCGCGCATATCACTCATCGTTTTCTCTCCCAAATTTTAATAGGGCAAATTGGTACGTCCAGATTCCTATGATAAGGGTAGCAGAAAATATTAGCCACCCCGTTACTATTACGCCTAGTACGCTCATCGTAAGTTCCTCTCTGGCATCGGTGTGTATTCTGACAAGATGTGGTCGTCTTTCTTCAGGCGTACCATGTCGGGTGCTATAGCGTACCCAACTAGCTTGTCCCATGCGTTCATAGCCTCCGGTTTGCCGTCGTACGTTCCCTGTAGTTTACCGTTACGCCACAATGTGTATTCAGTCATCGTCTTCACTCCCTTCATCGGTTTCGTTCAGGTTAATGTACCACTCCTCAAAAGCAACGTCTACACTCTCATCGACTATGATAGAGTCTAGCGGTGGTTCTGTGAATATTACCGTTCTCCCCACGGATGTACTATCTTGCATAATTGCAATGATTGATGCTGCCCGTATGTACACAGGCGCACCTTTAAAACTGAATTCGCATATCATGTTAGTCCATCCTCACTATCATTGTCTTATCACCGTCTGTGAGGCCTGTAATGGCGTACTGGTAGACGTACCACGTTAGCTCTGGTGTTATCTCGAACTTAATCAAAGGGTCCATGTCGGGGTCACCCTCATGCTCAGAGGTATACACGCCAGTGTCAGGGGCTATTGTACCCCAGCCAGAGCCATCTTGACTGCCTCCGAAACCGTAGCACTCCATCAGCATGTCGAAACACTCCTGTATGCCGTCAGGTTTGCTCATAGACACATCCTGTGCGAAGAAAGGCAACAGACCAGCGGCCTGTATTAGCTTATTTTTTGCTATGCCTTTGTACTGTCCGTTTGGGTCTACTGTAGTCTTCATACTGACTGCTCCTCTAGGTGGGTTTCGTGCATTTTGTTTAGTATATCATACAAACTACTGCCTGTGTCCTCTCTTGACCAACTCATGCCATTAAATACCGAATTAACTACTGCATCTTTCGCCATAACGTCCTCTGTGGTGGGCGTATCGTGCTGCGCGTAGATAGCGTAGGCTGTCTTGCCTCCTCTCATTATCGCCCTAACTAGCCCCTCTAGGTGTATACGCTGGCCTACTGTCAGGGCTGCATGTCCACTCTTTAACTCCACAAACACAAACGTCTTGCCTTGCCAGTCAATTGACAAATCTATGTCTGTAGGCCGGAGCTTCCCCCAGGATAATCCCTCAAAGTCAATCAACTGTGCCGCCCTTGTCCTGTTGTTAAATGCCATGCCACTTCTCCCTTATGAGTACAATCCAGTTATTCAATTATTTAATACTTTGTAGTTACTTCAATTGTTCAACAGGATAACAATCATGTCTCCCTTTTGTTTAGTATAACAGGTGGTGTGTCAAAAGTGTCCTTTTGTATAGATAATAAATTAATTTTATATTCGTGGTAGCATTCCCTACACAAATCGTAGTATTTGCCTGTTGTTTTATTCTTACGTACACTCTCAGCGTCCGTCAGTGCTGCGTTACATGCGTTGCATCTCATTGTGCGTTACTCCTTCTAGGTGAATCAAAAGCTAGTGCATAGGCTGCTTCTAGTGTGTCGTAGTCCATCGTGGTATGCAGGTCTAGGTACATGGCTAGGATTCTATCCTTCGCATGACCGAGTGTGTCGCTATCGGTAAAGACCTGTATAGCCTCCTCTATGGTCCATGTGCGCGCCTTACGCTCGCTCAGGTCATACGCCATCATAGTACGCTTCTCTCTCATTTCTTTACTCATCTATCTGTACTCCCTTATGTTTACGATGCCCACGCTTAGACTTCGCCTTACGGTCCTCGAAAGTGTGCGCTAGGTTAAACGCCCTAGCATGTTTAGCTACAGGGTTACCCCTAGCGGCTATCTGCTTGTCACGTACTACTCTTTTATGTCCCATCGTCCTGCGTCCTCTGGCTCGTTGTGTGTGTCTGTGGGCATCAGGTCGCTCAATACCATGCCTTTACTCTCAAGTGCCTTCCTGAGCTTCCTGAGCGCCCTCTGCTCTATTCTCCGTACACTAGACTTTGTAATGCCCATTTCTAGTGCTATCTCCTCGTATGTCATCATACAACACCCCTCTGTTCATCGTAAAAGAAACGCATTGTATCATGCGTATACTGGTTT